TTTACCGAAAATGTTTATCATAATTTCTAATTTTTGAACAAATATAAAAAAAATATAATATAGTTATGACTAAAGATATTCCAATCTATAAAATTACTATAGATCCTGAGTACTCAGATGGTGAAGATTTAGGGATTGAGCAGATAGCTTTTACCTCAACTCCTGCCATAATTACTAAAGGGCTAGCATTTGATGAACACAAAAAATTGTTTTTCTCAGATGACCTAAAGTATAGAGTAGTAGCACCTGCTATGATTCCTATGGAGATATACAGGAATGATGAGGATGGTGATGAGTACTATGTACAATTCTCAGTTGAGACCATAGAAAACATACATTCCAAATTTATGCAAGATTTATCTAATCGTAATGTCTTTAACCTAGAGCATGATACTGATAAGACAGTTCCTGCTTATGTACTTGAGGCATGGATAGTAGAAGATCCTAAGAAAGATAAAGCCTACTCTAGCTATGGTATTGAAGTACCTAAAGGCACATTAATGGTAACTGCTCAGGTAACTGATAAAGATTACTATAATGAGCTAGTAAAGAATGAGCAGATAGGATTCTCAATAGAGGGATTCTTAGGCTTAAAACTAAGTAATCAAATAAATAAATATAGTATGAAGTTACCTGATGGAGAACATCTAATCGAGGGTAAACTTTACATCGTTGTTGATGGAGAAGTTACTGAGATAAGAGATGTGCCTGTTGTTGAAGAAGAAGCAATGACAGAAGAGATTGCACTGGAGACAGTAGTAGAAGAGGAAGTAGTTACAGAGACACCTGCCACAGAAGAGATGGCTATAGATCCTGCTGCTGATGCTGAAGCTATCTTGGCTATAGTGCGACCTGTAATGGATGAGCAAATCAATGCTGTAATTGCAATGATAGCTGATCTAAGAAATCGTATTGAAGAGATGATGGCTGAGTCTGAGGAGGTAGTAGAAGTAGAAGCTACTAAACTATCACAGCATGATAAATTCAGCATGGTAAGTAAATTTTTAAACAATAATAACTAAATAAAAAACAAACAAAATGAGTAGAAAATTAAAATTTGACTTGGACATTGATGCATCTGCATTATTACAAGCTAACAGTGAGGCATTTTATAGCCGAGCTTATTTAACTGAAGAAGTAGTAGACAACTATCGTACACTACCAGGAGTAAAGTATAAGACTAAAATTTCAAATGTAGTATTTGGTCAAGTTTTACAAGCTGAGAACTGTGGATGGAATGCATCAACTGATGATCTTGCATCTGTAGAGATTGATGTATGTGGTTTATCTGCAATGGCTGAGATTTGTCAGTTTGACTTAGAGCAGTCTTTTGTATCATTACAAATGACTAAAGGATCTAATGGTGATTTCACTGTAGCATCTTTTATGGATTACTATTGGAATGAGATGGCTAAGACAATCGGTGAGAACATTGAGAAGTTGCGTTGGAGAGGTGATACTGAAGATGCATCTCCTGTATTAAATCTATGTGATGGATATAAGAAGTCATTAGTAGCTGATTCAGCTAATGTAATTGATATTGCATCTCCTGTAGCTATTACACCATCAAATGTACTTGCTAAATTAGCTTTAGTATATGCTGCTATTCCTCCTACTGTAATCTCTAATCAAGAGAACTTACGAATCTATGTATCTGCTCCTGTAGCTACATCTTATCGTGCTGCTGTTGCTGCATCTAACACTCAAGCTAACTTAACTCAAGCATTAGATTTTTCTTATCTTGGAATTAAGATGGTATTGTGTGGTGGAATGGGTACTGATTCTACAATCGTAGCTACTTTGAAAGATAACTTAATCTATGCATTTGATGCAGAGGGTGATGGTAAAGCATTACGAGCTATCAATTTAGCTGATACTGTAGCTACACCTGTAATCAGAACTCGTGCTAACATGAAAGTAGGATTTACTCACGTTAATGGTAATGAGATTGTATTCTACAACTCTGCATCTTAATTAACTAATTTATAAATCTAAGGGAGTGAAAGCTCCCTTTACTTAAATCTAAACAAGTGAGCTGTGAAACTTTAATATCAATCGAAAAACCTTGCGGAAATAATATCGGAGGCATCAAAACAGTATGGATTGCACCTCAAGATGATGTGACTGCTACTATTACAGGATGGGAAGTAACTGGATTAGCATTAACTAATCCTGCTGCTGTATATGCTATCAATAGAAATACAGGAAACTATACTGAGGATACTGCAATAGACCTAATCAATGGATCTACTTTTGTAACTCAGACTATTACTTTAATGTTTAATCGTAGAGACAAAGATAAGTCAGAGGCTATCCATGTACTTGGTGCAGGACAGCAGTATCTATCTGTATTTGTACAAGATTCAAATGATAAGTATTGGTACTTTGAAAATGCACAATTAAGTGCAACAGGAGAAGGATCAGGTACAGCTCGTGCTGATGGTAGTAAGTATTCAATTACACTACTTTCTGAAGCTGAGCATTTATCTTATGAAATACTTAGTACTGAGATTACAGGTAATGTAGGAGATTTCCCACTACCAACTCAATCGTAATCTTAACACCCTAATAATTAAAGCTCTGCATATTGTAGAGCTTTTTTTTTAAACATTTTTTGACCTTAGTATAATATAGTTATATGATATACATTAAAAAAGATGAGGTCAATCAGATTATCCTTACCCTAACAGAGGTAAGTACACTGCCTAATCCTTATTATTTATTTGTTTTTCAGAATGAAATGGACTTGCTATCTGCACCTATTACATTCTACACTGCTGATCTATCAGCTTATCCTGAACGATTCAATCAGTTTGAGCTAGATGAGCCTGTAGATTTGGTTTTAGTGAAAGGGCAATATACATATAGTATCTATGAATCCACTATCACACCTCCAACTATTGCAAACTCTACAGGGTTTGTGATTGAAGAGGGCAGGATGGTAGTATCAGGACCAATAGTATCATCAATTTATGAGTAATTATGGCATTAAAAGACTTTTTTAAAACAGTAAAGCATGAAATAGTAGAGGGCTATCAGTCATTCTCTACTCCATTCCTTAAGGTAGGAGGTGCAAATTTAACTTTGCCCTATGTAAATGGTAGAAATCAGACTAATGGATATATCCCATTTGGGCAGGACAATTTATTTCCTGAACTGATTAATCAAATCTTTTATTCTAGTCCACTCCATGGGTCAATAGTGGGTTATAAAGTGAATGCAGCTGTAGGAGGTGGATTTAATATAGTAGCTGATAGACTTACTCCTCAGGATAAGCTAGAGCTATATACACTAGAGAGAAAATTAAACATAAAAAAGATAGTACCTGCTGTAACTCAGCAACTAATACTACATAATAGAGTATATTTTAAACTATGCTTTGATGATAAGATGAAGCTAACTAAGATAGTAAATCTATCACCTGAGAAACTTAGAGTAAACTTAGATAGAAAGAGATATTATATCTGTGATGATTGGTCATCTAGGATTGGAGTACAGGAGATAAGAAGATACACTCCTACCTGTAGAGATTATGAGCAACTATTTGTATATGAAGTAGAATGTATTGGACAGGATTACTATCCACTACCTCAGTACACCTCAGCTCTAAACTTTGCTTTCTTATCAGGTGAACTTAGCTACTTTGCTAAAAGTAACATTCAAAATTCAGTCTTTCCATCTTTTGCTATGATGTTCCCTAAAAGACCTCAGTCTGAGGAAGAGAAGAACATGATAAGAAATACTATTGATAGATTGAAAGGAGCGGCTAATGCAGGTAAGGCTGTAGCATTTTTTGCTAACTCAGCAGAGCAACTACCAAAAATAGAATCACTACCTACTAATGGAAATGATAGTCTCTTTCAGGAAGCATCACAATTAAATACTGAGCAGATTTGTTTTAGTCATACTATAGATCCTATCCTTATGGGTATTCGTACAACAGGCTCATTAGGTAATGGCTCAGATATTAAGCAGGCTTACATCATATTTGAGAAAAATGTAGTAATGCCATTGAGAGATCAGGTAGCTGACATCTTTAATGAGCTGTTATTTATTGCTAAGATAGATGCAGATTTTACTATCA